GGGGGTGGGTTATTTCAGAAGGATTGGTTCGAAGTCGTCAATGCCGTGCCTGCAGGAGGCACCACGGTTCGAGCCTGGGATCTGGCCGCTACCGACGCAGCGGCAGGCAAAGACCCTGACTGGACGGCCGGTTGCAAGATGACCAGGGCACCCAACGGGTTTTACTACATCGAGGACATGGTTCGCTTTCGAGGTAGCCCAGAGACGGTCGAGACCACAGTAAAGAACACGGCGACGCAAGACGGACCGAACATTACCCTGACTTTGCCTCAAGACCCGGGACAAGCGGGAAAATCCCAGGCCCGATACCTAGTGCGCCAGCTCCCTGGTTTCAATGCCCGGATTCGGTTACCGACCGGTTCTAAGGTGGTCCGGGCAACGCCTCTGGCCTCCCAAGCTGAAGCCGGCAACGTCAAGCTGGTCCGCGGTCCTTGGAATAACGCATTCCTGGAGGAGTCTGCAATGTTTCCTTCAGGTGCACATGACGATCAGATCGACGCCGCGGCCGATGCTTTTAACGAGATTGTTCTCGGCACGACTCCCGTTGCCCAGACTGGCTATTACCGGGTAGCGCGCTGATATGGCTGAGCTAGACCCGTCAACGACTTCGGCCGATTATCTTGAGATGATCGACTCGTGGGCCATGATCCGGCACATCCGGGCCGGGGTTCAGGCTGTCAGGGATCAGGGCGAACTTTACCTGCCAAGGCACGAAGCCGAGGCTGACGAGGTTTACGAGAATCGACTGAAGTCGGCGCCATGGCGCCCGGAGTTTGAAGACGCGCTGCGCAGTATCATCGCCAAGCCTTTTACTAAGCCGGTGATGCTGCAAGGAGACACTGACGAGCGAATCAAGGCCCTGGCCGAGGATGTTGACGGCAAAGGACACAATCTTCACGTCTTCGCTCGCGAGGCTTTCGCCTCGGGCGTGTCGATGGGGCTTCACGCCATTTATGTCGCGTTCCCCGACCCAGGTGAGGAGCTGCGCACGGTAGCGGCCGAAGCCGAGAGCGGAGTTCGGCCTTACTGGGTGCACATCATGGCATCCGACATCCTTGCTCTATACACCAAGGTGGTGGCTGGTCGCGAGGTCATCGAGCACATGCGGATTCGTGAAGATGCGATCGTCCGCGACGGGTGGGACGAGAAGCTCGTCGAGCGAGTGCGCGTCCTGGAATTGACGCCTGAAGGTATTCCTACCTCTCAGCTTTATGAGAAGAACGAGGCCGGGGACTGGAGTTCGGGCAGCGTGGTCCAGTTGATCGGACCGACTTCGCTGCCGATTGTGTTGTATTTCACTGGAGAACGCACCGGAGCGTATCGAGTCAGACCTCCTCTCATCGATCTCGCCGAGATGCAGATGGAGGTATACCGGGCACTATCCCGCAAGGACCAGGTCCTCACCTACGCCGGCTTTCCGATGCTCAAGGCAGTTGGCCAGTCGATGCGGGTCGACGCTGAGGGCAACGTGGTTCTCCCGATCATTGGTCCGAACATCGTGCTCTACGCCCCGGCCGGGGCAGACGGCAAGGCGACAGACTGGGATTTCGTGCAGCCAGACGCTGCGAACATTAAGGAAATTCGCGACGACTTGGATGGTCTGCTCAGGGATTTTCGGCGTCTATCACTGCAGCCCTCGTCCCCGACCTCGGGGTCAGTCACGGCGACCGGCGAAGCTATCCACGGCGCCAAATCTCACTCGGCTATCGAGGCCTGGGCCAATGACCTTAAGGACGTGCTCGAGCAGGCTTTCGTCTACACCTGCGAGTGGCTGAAGATTCAACCCACTGTCGAGGTCTCGGTTCACACCGACTTCGGCGTCGACATTGACGGCGGCCAGGACATGGCCGAACTCACCAAGGCCCGGGTTGCTGGCGAGATTAGTCGCGAAACCTACTGGGACGAGTTGGCTCGTCGCGGCAAGCTTGGTCCGCAGTTCGACCCAGATGACGAAGAAAAGCGCCTCCAGGAGGAGGCTGATGCGACAGCTGAACTTGATATGACGGCCTTGCAGGACGACCCCCTGGCGAGACCAGTCCGCGAGAGTATGAAGGTGGAGCATGACGAAGGCGGCCGAATTTCCAGGATCGTTAAGGAATCAACCTGATGGCTAACCTTCGCATCACTGCCACTGCTCGAAATGCCATGTTGGACGCACTCAACGCGCGGATTAACCTGGGTGCAGGTGCCGGCACTCTCAAGTTGTATTCCGGCACTCAGCCGGCGACTGGTGACACGGCCCTCTCGGGCAACACGCTCTTGGCGACGCTGACCTTCGCTGATCCGGCCGCACCGGCTGCCGCTGCTGGCACTCTGACGTTCTCGACTATCACTGAGGACAGTGCAGCAGACGCTGCGGCAACAGCGACCTTCGCCAGGATCTTGGATTCCGACGGCAACGCAGTCTTCGATGGCGACGTCGGCACGTCCGGTGCCCTGGTCAACCTGAACACGACGACGATCGCCACGGGTGGACCTGTGCGAATCACATCGTTTACGATCACCATTCCGGCGACTATGACGTTCTAACATGGCCACACAGGGCGTCGCTGTTCTGGATTTCGGGGCTACGGGATCAGATCTCGCGACAGTTGTGGTCACTGGCCAGACAGGAATTGTGGCGGGATCTGACATCGACGCCTACTTCATGGCCGAGGCATCAGCTGATAATGCCGCCGACGCACACGTAATGGCAGCCGCGATGGTTCAGCTCGTTTGCGGGGCGATCGTCGCCGGCACGGGCTTTACGATTTACGGGGTCAGCCACGATGGCGGCGTGACCGGGACATTGAACGTGCAGTGGGTTTGGAGCACAGGTAGCTAACATGGGCTTCAAGCAGACTGGCTATTCCGGGGTCGATGCCGAGGTCGAAGCGTCGGTTCGCGCTGTGCGCGCCATCAATGTCGGCCGAGGCACTCCGTTTTGCGTCTCCACCGTGACTGGAACGATTGGCGCGGCCCTCGCTGCGAACTCACCAGTCTTTGCGATGCGTCTCGACCCTGGTGCTGCCGTTCGCGCCTTCATCGAGCGTATTCGGCTCGAATATACGACCATCGTGGCCTTTACTACTCCGGTTACAGCTGCGAGGCGTCTCGCTCTCTTTCGTGGAAGCGGCGCAGCGGCGGCTGGTGGCACCGCGATTACGACGGCGCAGAAGAAACACACCAACTTTGGCGGCACGTCCGAGATGGACACGGCCAACGGTGGCGACATTCGCGTCTCGACGACAGCCGCTCTCACAGTAGTCGGCCTGACCTTTGAGACTGACCCACTTCGACAGATGACGCTGACCCACGTTGGCGCCGCGGGCGGATTCCGTGAGGTGATCTGGGAGTTTCATGCCACCGAGAACTCACCGGTTGTTCTAGAGCCGGGCCAGGTTCTCGCCATCCGTAACCCCGTGGCGATGGACGCGGCCGGTACCTGGCAGCTAGGCGTCAACGTCGATTGGCACGAGGCAGCAGCGTTCTCGTAAATGGGTCTCCTTCTTGCTGCTGGAGCGGGTCTACCAGCTGAGGTCACAGGAACCGGCGTCGGGACGCTCTCACTTACGGGCACTGCGACTGCCACTTTCACGCCGGCTTATTTCGGCACTGCAGCGGGTCAGACAGCCTTTACGGGCGCCGCAACCGGCGTTCGGGTTCAAACTGGCACCGCGGCAGCCACGTCCAGTCTCACAGGAACAGCGACAGGCGCTGTCGGTTATGGTGCAACGGGCGCCGGGACACTAACACTATCTGGAACGGCCAGCGGCACATTCACCGGGCCGGTTACGGGAACAGCAAGCGCCACTCTGGCGGCTTCGGGCGCCGCAACTGGTGTTCGGGTCCAGGTCGGCACGGGCTCCGGGACGCTTTCCTACAGCGGTACGGCCACCGGGACGGTCGTCGAGACCATAACGGGCACCGCGACTGCCACACTATCCATTTCGGGTTCGGCAACAGCCTCGCTCGGGATTTATGCGTCGGCCGCAGGCACTATCTCCCTTACTGGTGCCGCCGTCGGCATCATGGAAGGACCAGTCGAAGGCACCGCGACGGGGTCTCCGAGGCTTTCCGGCGCCGCTTCGGGTGTCGTTGGATACGCTGGTAGCGTCTCGGGCCAGATGGCCCTCCTTGGGCTCGCTTTTGGCACGGCCGAGGGTGGTGAAGAGGAGCCTGAACAACCCCCGGCACCAGTCCCGACGTCCTTGTCGGGCGGATTCCGGGCTCCGCTGCGGGTGGTCTCAGGTAAGGCTTACGGGGAGATCAGTCTCACCGGGGCTGCTTACGGTCAGGCTTTCCGCAGGATCACGGTCCAGGCCGCAGCTGAGATCACGTTCCGTGCCCGGGCTCTCGGGGCGCATGGTTCAGGGGGCACGGCCCAGGTTTCGACAGGGTTTGTCGGGGCGGCATTTGGCGAGACGATCGCTCCTCGGCTCGGGGCCTCGATCGGCGTCATCAGTTTCTCGGCCAGTGCCCGTGGGGTCACCAGGCCAGCTACCAGAAGTGGCGAAGCAACAGGGCGCCTATCGTTTGCCGGGTCAGCCCGGGGCGCCGTCGAAGCAGCTCCGCTGCAGCTCGTCCAGGGTTCAGTCGGCGCCGTCATTTCCTTTGCGGCGCAGGCCACAGGGCGAGTTGAGCAGCCGGCGATCGTCCTGCCTCCTGCAGTCGAGGGTCTCGGTGCGGCAGTCCTTCAGTTGTCGTCGGCGGTCCAGGTCAGGGCCGGCGTTACAGGCCAAGCCCGGGGCCAGATCACGTTGGGGGCCGCGGTAGACGGTAATCACGACCCCGATTGGGCGGTCGAATATGATAATCAACTGATCTTGGCCCTGGCAGCATGACCTATGACATTCACCAGATGGTGCCGGATCGAGGTCTATTCCGAGATCGACGCATCGTCCTGAACGAGGTTACGCCGAGTATCGCAGTCGAAGTGGAGCTGCGTCAGATCATCATTGGGTTGCTACGGGCCGGGCAGGTAGAAGAGGCTGAACGCCTGGCACGAGCTGCCAAGATCGATAAGAGCGATCTGTGGCGCGCGGCAGGAGCGGAACCCGGCAGTTTGACGAGCACGGCAGTAGGACGCTTGCGTCGAGTATGGGGCGGGCTGCTCGTCCCCGTGGCGAAGCGATTCAACGACGCCTTCCGCGATGAGGAGGAACGTCACCGTGAGGAATTTACTGCTACGGCCCGTAAAGCACTCGGGGTCGACCTAAAGGCCCTCGTCGCACAGCCAGAGGTGCAACCGCACATCCAGTTGGCGACGAGGCGCAACGTGGCCCTGGTCAAAAATCTTTCCGATGACGTCGCTCGTCGGCTCGAGAACACCCTGCTGCAAGAAATCACGGCCGGATCTACGAACCGGTCAATCGAGAAGACCATTTCGGAGAGTTTCGAGTTCGGCAAGTCGCGGGCACGGCTCATCGCCCGGGACCAGGCAGCCAAGTTCAACGGCACTCTTAATCGAGTGCGCCAGACTGAGGCTGGCATCGACAAATACCAGTGGTCAACGTCATTGGACGAGCGTGTTCGGTCAGAACACAGGGTTCGTGAAGGCGTCACCTACAATTGGAGCGATTCCGGTCCGAAGCCCGGTGAAGAGATCCAGTGTCGCTGCACAGCGAGACCTATAGTTGAGTTTTAAGAATTGCCTGCTACCAGGGATCTGGAGCAGGTGCCCGGGGCGGATGCCCCTTACAAGGAGCGGGCGGATGCCCGAGTAAGCAGATGAAGCTCAAGACCATTGAAAAGGACGGCGTTGTTTACGCTGAAGTGAAAGACGGCAAGCCCGTTTACACTCATGACGACGGCAAGGACCACGAGTTCGACGCTGTCGGCACGGTCGGCAAGATCGCGCAGCTTAATCGCGAGGCCCAAGGGCATCGCGAGGCGAAAGAAGCAGCCGAAGCAAAGTTGAAAGATTTTGCCGGTATTGAAGACGCTGAAGCCGCGCGCAAGGCTCTCGAGCTGGCGAAGAACATCAAGGACGGCGACCTCATCAAAGCAGGGCAGGTCGAGGAGATCAAGGCCGCAGCCAAGCGGTCCGCGGAGGAACAGGTTGCAGCAGCCAACAAAGCCGCGACAGAGGCTCTGAAAAGGGCCGAAGTGGAGCGGGACGATATTCGCAATCTGTATAACAGCGAAAAGATCGCTGGTGCCTTCAAGGGCTCCAAGGTCATCGCTGAGAAGGTCGCTATTCCTCACGATATGGTGCAGGCTCGTTTCGGGGCGGCATTCAAGATCGAGGAGGGCGGAAAGCTCGTCGGCTACGGCTCCGACGGGAACAAGATCTTCTCCCGTGTTCGACCCGGTGACCTGGCCGATTTCGACGAGGCTATGGAAATCCTTATCGATCAATACCCCTCCAAGGACCAAATCCTGAAAGGGACTGGTAATCGCGGCGACGGCGCTGCCCGGAATGTCAACACCAATGGCTCCGGTAAAAAGACCATCGCTCGCAGGGAGTTTGAAGCTCTGCCTACTCTGCAGAAGAACGCCAAAATGAGCGAGGGTTACATCCTCGTCGACTAAACGCCTACAACAGCCGGGCCTGGATGGGTAACTGGCGCTCTCGACCGGATGGTCGAACTTTTCTGAACCCTATCGTCCATCTGGAAAGGACTTAAGCAATGGCTAATACACTGACGGGGCTGATCCCGATCATCTATGCAGCCCTCAACACCGTTCAGCGAGAGTTGATCGGTTTTATTCCGTCCGTGTCGCGTGACCCGGACGTGGCCCGCGCCGCCAAGGGCCAGACTGTCCGCAGCTTCGTGACTCCGGTTGCAACTGCCGCTGACATCACCCCTGGCGTCACGGCGCCGAACGACGGTGACCAGGTCATGTCGGGCATCGATCTCACGATCGACAAGTCTCGGTATGTCCCGATCCGCTGGAACGGCGAGGAGCAGCTGTCGCTCAATAACGGCGGTCCTGGTGCTCAGTCGGTCCTTCAGCAACAGTTCGCTCAGGGTTTCCGGACCCTGATCAATGAAGTCGAAATGGACATCGCTCTCAAGGGCTATAAGGCGGCTTCCCGCGCTTATGGCACTGCGGGCACGGCGCCGTTCGGCACTGCTGGTGATCTGTCGGATATCGCAGGTCCTATGCAGATCCTCGACGACAACGGTGCGCCCATGATGCGCGAGCTTGTGCTCGGCTCGGCGGCGATGGCCAACATCCGCGGCAAGCAGAGCGTTCTCTTCAAGGCCAACGAAGCCGGCACGGACGAGTTACTCCGCGAAGGCACCATCGGTCGGCTCGAAGGCGCGAGCATCCACAACTCTCCGGGTGTTCGACCCGTAACCAAGGGCACAGGCGCGGCCTACGTCACGGGCGGCGGCGGACCGTTCGCGGTCGGCACGACCTCGATCCCGCTCGTCACAGGCACAGGCACGGTCCTGGCCGGTGACATCGTCACGTTCGCTGGCGACACCAACAAATACGTTGTTGTGGCTGGTGTTGCGGCTCCTGGCACCATCACCCTCGGTGGTCCTGGTCTCCGGGCTTCGCTCGCCTCGGGCGTCGCCATGACGGTCGGCAACAGCTACACGCCGAACCTGCTGTTCTCCAGTGACGCGATTGTCCTGGCGACCCGCACTCCGGCCGTTCCTGTCGACGCGACCGGTGTCGCAATGGACATGGCGGATGACCGCACCATCGTAACGGCTCCCTATTCCGGGATCTCGTTCGAAGTCGCGCTCTACCGTCAGTATAGGCAGATCAAATACGAGATCGGCCTTGCCTGGGGCGTCGGCGCCGTGAAGTCGGACAACATCGCCATCCTGATCGGCTAAGCAGCCTGCTTGACGATCGTTCAACTCGAAACTAGGAGAGCCAGATATGGCGAAGGAAGCCACTACTCAGAAGCCCGACCAGCGCTCCGAGGATTTTTCGCGCACTGGTCCTACTGTCGATTCGGCTTTGCCCGTTTCCGGCAGCGCCACCAACATGGCGGAAGACCTCAAGGAGCGCGAAAAGCAGCTCCGTGAGCGCGGCAAGGCCCAGGACAAGGCTCGGGGCGAGTTTGACAAAGCCTCGGATTCGGTCTCGAAGGCCCGCGCCGAAGCTGAGAAGGCCCGCGCCGAGGTCGAAGAGGAGAACCTCTCCGATGCTCAGCGGAAGGCCCGCAAGGCTGACCAGAAGGTAGCAGACCTCGAGGCCGAGGCTGCCCAGGCTCGTCGCGAGTATACCGAGGCCAGCGGTGGTGAGACCACTGCTGATGCCAAGGCTCTTGCGGCAGCGCTCGTGAGCCCGGTCATGTCGGCCGGTGATCATTACGCTCAGAAGTTCGGCAACGATCCCGAGAACCCGAAGCTTGCACCGGGCATTTCGGGCGATCCGACTGAGCGTCTGCAGCGCGTCACTCCGGACAGCCCCACCCCCATCTATACGATGGTTCACAAGGAAATGGTCGGTGACTATCTGCGCGCCGGCTGGAGCCTTGCAGACGCATCATGAGCGACGCGGCAGACGATCTTTATGCCGCGTTGATCCCAATGGAGCGCGACGGAGAACGGGCGGATATCCACCCCAACTCCGTCGCGATCATGGAAGGTCTTGGGTTCCGGGTCGTCATTCCGGAACCCGAACCTCCGCAGGGTGGAGCAATCGATGCCTTACGTCGTCCCGACCCCGGAGTTGTTCAAACTCCAATTCGCCCCGACATTCGACGGGGTAAGCGACCAACGGGCGACAATGGCTCTGGTGGAAGCGGCGGGCGAGGTGCCGATCACCTGGAATGAAAACGACTACCAGCCAGCTATTCTATACCTCACGGCCCATCTCCTGGTCTTGGCCGGCGTCCTTGCCGGCGGTGGCGGGGGTGCTTCGGTTGAACAGGGCGAGATTACGGTCGGCGGGATCACCTACCAGACCGCAGGTGGTCTAGCTTCCGTCAAGGTCGGCGATGTTGATGTGAAGTTCGGCGGAGGCGGCTCGGGCGGCGGTTCGTCTAGTAGCGGCCAGACCGGTGGCGGCTACGTCAAGACGACCTACGGCCAGCGATTCCTTGAGATCCGGAGCCGGAACATGCCGTTCACTGGCCAGCTGGTGCGCGGGTGAAGACTGACTGGCCCTACCCAAACCCCCCAATCCGGTTTCCACCTCTGGAGCCGGAACCGTGGTGGAAACGCTTTTTTCGAATTTTGTGGAGACGTTGGTAATGAAGATCCTCACCAGTAAGCACGATCAACCGCTTCCTCTGCCAGGCGGCCGAGTTCTTCCGGCCAATGGCAAGACCAGCGTCGAGGACCATGTGGCAGGCATGGATCGCATCGCCGGATGGGTGACATCCCAGATCGTCGAGGTCAGCGATCCGCCTCTCCAGTTGGTCGAAGAGGGTGACGCCCCGCGTCGTGCGAAAGGCAAGACCAGTGGTGCAGATCCGGCTAACGGCTAAAATCTCTGAGACAGGAGATCTTGATTCTGTTATTAATCGTATTAAGCGGGCTATCGAGGGTCGCAAGGCGATCCAAGTAGGGCTGCCCGGTAGTAAGGTTTCGGGTGACGTTCTCCAATACGCTATCTGGAACCACTACGGGACCAGCCGGGGCACTCCAGCTCGTCCATTCATCACGGTGGCGATCTACAAAAATCGGAGCAAACTCCAAGCCCATATGAAAACCATCGCTTTCGGTGCCATTCGCTCCGGGACGTCACTCGAGAGCGGGCTGGCAAAGCTCGGGGCGTATGCTACGGGCCTAATCCAGGACCAAATTGCGTCGAGCATGCCACCACCAAACGCGCCTTCGACCGTGCAGCAGAAGGGCTCGAGTGGAACCCTTATCGACACTGGTCGTCTTCGCCAAAGTGTCACCTGGGACTGGGAATAAATGCTCGCAATAGCTGGTATCGCCATTGATGTCTTGTCTCGTCCAGCGACTGTCTATCGTTGGGACGAGCCGGCATGGCTCGATAACGGCACCTACGATCCGGATGCTAACGAGGCTTGGCTAAATGGCGCTTCGAAGATAGCGATCACAGCCTGCGTTCAGCCTCCGTCTGCCATGCGGAACATCATCGAACTAAAGGCAGAGCCAGAAGCGGAGCATATCGATGCGGAGGTTGTCATCTACACGCGGTTTGCTCTGCGGACTTCGGACGAAATTCTCGGCACTGCTGCAGATGAAATCGAACAAGACGGACGTCGATACCGGATTACAGTTCTCTCGCCGCGCTCTGAGGGCGTCTATACAAAAGCCTATGGGAGACTAATCGGTGACCGAGGACGAACTGTTTGACAAGGTTCGGGGCTACTTTATCCAGCTGGATCGGGATGCCACTCTTCTGCAGCCGGCTCGGGTCGCGCTGACCGATATCATCCGCGCTCATCAGAGCGGCCCGCGCCCACAAGGCCCTTACGCTGTGCTTTACCTGCTTGGCGATCGGGATACGAAAGAGGTCAACTGCGACGTTTACACAGACATCGTAGTCGAGAATACTAAAGTGGTCGTCATGACTAAGTCGCGCTCGGTGGAGTGGTTGGCCCGGCTCGATGTTTTCGCCAGTAATGCGACCGAATACTGCAAGCTGTTCCAATCAGGACTACGATCGGAACATTCACAAATCGATCTCTACCCGTGCGCGGTTCGCCGTGTCCAGGATGTGCAGCGAACGCCTCAGATGCGCCAGGAGCGGTGGGAAGGTCGGGCTCTATTCGAGTTCGAACTCGCAAGCATTCAAAGCGATTCAATGATCGTGGATGTCATCGAGCAAATCCCAACTATCACGAACGCTTCGAATCGTCCCGGTTTTATCCCGAGGAGTGACCTCCACTCTGCCCCTAAGCAAAAGGTCTAAGCCCCATGCCCCGTCTTCCTTATTCTCGCGTCGTCGACGTTAGCCTAATCCGGGAAGACCGCTATGCGGCGGCTTCCGGCTTCTCTGTTCCTCTCATCCTTCAGACCAGCACGGTGTCGGGACAACTCGACGCCACCAAGCGCACCAAGGTCTACTCGGACATGACCGAGATAGCGGTCGACTGGCTGTCGACGACGGAGGCCTACAAGGTCGCCAACGCCGTGTTCTCGCAGAATCCGCGACCAAGGCAGCTGAAGATCGCTTATCGTAATACAGCCAATCCGATCGCCGACGAAATGAACGCCATCTACGAATATGACCCCGACTGGTATTGGGGGCTGCATACCGTCGAGCTTCGAGACGTTCAGGGCCAGAGAGACCTTGCCGATTGGGCGGAATCGAAGTCGGTCTTATTCGGACTGGAGTCGGCTGACGTCGATACTGAGACGTTTAGCACTCTCGCCGCTGCTTCAACAGCGGAATATATCGAGTCGAAGAACTACGATCGCACGTTCGTGTTTTACACTACGTCGGCGAGTGAGTTTCCGGCAGCAGCGCTCACGGGTTTCCTGGCCACGCGGGATCTCGATCGTGGCAACCTGCGTGCTGCCATGCGTGGTGATATCAACTCGGGCAACGCCTACACGGCTAAGTTCAAGAAGCTCATCGGCATCACGGCCCTTAACAAGGGTTCGGCGGTCGTCCAGGCGATCAGCGGCTTCATCCCGGGCATCGGTGTTCAGGCAGCGTCGGGTCACTCGGCCAACGCTTATGTCAACATCGGCGGTCTCGACATGGTGGTGGAGGGCACGGTTGGCTCTCGCGCCTTCATCGACGAAGTTCATGCCGGCGATTGGATTGTAGCGCGCACCCGTGAGGCGCTGCTTTCGACCCTCGCTAACAATGCCCGTATTCCTTATACCAACCCCGGCGTTGCCATTCTCACCAACGCTATTGACGGCGTCATGCGGCGCGCGGTGGCGGCAGGAATCATCGCTGGCGACATTGAGCTGTCCGGTGGGGAGGAGATCTTTATTCCTGAATACACGATCACCCATGACCGGGTCGAAAACGTTCCGCCCACGATCAGGCGTAACCGTATCGCGCCTGATATCAAGATCGATTTCCGTTATTCGGGCGCCTTCCATTGGCTCAGTGCCAGCCTGATCATGCGTTTCTAATCCTTGTAACCTCCGAGCCCTCGCTGAAAGGACCCCGGCATGACCGTCCAGTGCCCTCCACTTACAGTTTATTCTTTCGAGAACGTCGAAATGACGATCGACAACCGTGAGGTGGTCGGGTTTTGGGAAGGCGACGATGTCGTGTCAATCGCCCGAGAGACCGACGTTGGCACCGTCACGCGCGGCGCCGATGGGGCCAATGCGGTGTCAGTTACGGCCGACCAATCAGCTACTTTGACGCTTCGGCTGCAGCCCAATTCAGCGATGAACCAATACCTCGAGCAGCGCGTCAAGCTGCTTCGTATGGGCTCGCAACGCTACCTTCAGGTTGCCGTTCGTGATTCGACCAGTGGTGAAGGTGGGGGTTGCACGGCGGCTATCATCATCCGTGAACCGAGTGTCGCTTTTGGAACCTCGATTTCGGTCCGTGAATGGGTTATCTTTTGTAACTGCTGGCAACCGAACGACATTCAATATGCACCGGTTGCTGCGTAATTAAGCCTGGGAGGGCGATTTGGCCAGCAATCGAACGATCAACAATACCGTCTATACCTGCGAGAAACTACCAGCGGACCAGGGCCTCGCCTTTTTCCTCCGCACGTCCAAGGTCCTTGAGCCGGCGAAAGACCTGCTCATGTTCGTTCTTAGCGGTGGCGGCACGGACGAGGAGGTTCTGGCGGGATTCTTTCGTTTCGTTAAGGACATGGACGCTGCGCAGGTTCATGCACTGGTGATCGACGCCGCTTCGCATTGTCGCACCGAGGGGAATCAGCCAGTCGTCATCGGTATTCTTACCCTGACCGAACTTCTCCAGGTGGCACAATACTGCTTGGAGGTGCAATTTCGGGATTTTTTGGCCGACAGCGCCGTGGGGACGTTCTACACGGCGCCGCCTCCGCAGGGCGAGCCCTCGGCCTAAGCGACGCTCAGATCAAAGACATCGCACCCAACATCCACGACAAGATGTATTTATTGCGTCCGTGTCGTGGTTTCGCTGACCCCCACCTATGCGAACTCCACGAGCTGCGTTCCGTTTATACGCTCGACGATTTAGCCGACTTCCATGAGATCCTGGACCTACGGCAGGCTGTTTTTGATAGAATAAAAAATCTGCGCGAAACTGAGCGCGCTGTTCAGGAGGTTAAGAAATGGCGGTAGTCGAGAACCTCATCGCCAGACTGGGGTTTGAAGTCACCGGCCTTGATAAGCTCAAGCAGGCAGACAAGGCTCTTGACAGCACCAAGAAGAACGTTAGAGGTTTTGCCGGGGCAATTCGAGGCACCGTCACCGGTTCGATGTCCGGTTTCACGGCTGTCAGCGCAGGGTTTTCTCAAGCGGCCAAGTCGAGCACCGCTGCGGTTGGGGCTGTGCGCAACCTTCAGCGTCAGACGATCGCTACAGCAGGCGCTTTTAGTCGTCTTGCAGCGACGGCTCGACAGGCTGGTAACAGTGTTCGTGGGGCTGTTGCAGCAGTTGGTAGAGGCTCCCAAGCGGGTGTCGCTCGGGGTGGCACTGTAGTCGCGGGCGGCGCGGGACGACAAGTCGCTGCGGTAGCTGGCGCCGCGGGGGTCATTGCCGGGGTCAGGCGAGCCGTCACCACGGGCGCGCGGAATCAGTCCTCGGCTCGCGAACTCGCTTTGACTGGTGGCATATCAAACATTAGGGGCGAGGAGCACTTAGCAACGATGCGGGGCCAGGCAACCGCTCTTGGCGTTACACCAGAAGAGCAACTTGCTATTGCCAATGCTTACGTCGGCGCTCTCGGTGACGAGAAAAAGGCCATGGCTGCCCTGATCCCGACGATTCGGGCAGCGAAGGCAACCTTTTCCGACATGAATGAGACGGCCAAGGTCGGCGTTGCACTCTCAGACAATCTGAAAGTGTCGGCAGAAGATATGACGCCGGCGTTTGGTGCTCTTTCTGTCGCAGCTGATGAAGGTAAGGTTAATTTCAAAGAGATGGCGAGGGTGATGCCGAAGGTGGCTGCGTCTGGTGCTTCTGGCCTTGGTCTACGAGGGGTATCGGGTGCCGCCGATATTGGTTCCATGCTCCAGGTTGCAGGCAAGATCACTGGATCGGCTGACACTGCCGCTGATTGGGTCAGTGACTACATCCGCACCCTCAATTCTCCCGCGACCCGTAAGGCGCTGCAGAAAGAATTGGGCGTTAACCTGGAAACGCTTGCCAAGAAGCTAAAGCCGGGGGAGACGCTATCAGACGCGTTCCTCGACGTAGTTCAGACAAAGACGGGCGGAAATATCTTTCGCACCTCCGAAATTATGGGCCAGGCCGGGGCTGGCGAGATGATGAATGCTCTCCTCCGGGAGCGAAAATTCTACCGCGAAACAAGGTCAAAGGCCGTAGCTGGAGCCGGCAGCGAAATCGATAATCGTTATTCTCGCACCCAGGATTTGGCCCAAGAGGAGCTGAACAGATTGCGGGCGGCTACGGAGACACGCTTCGGCGAGGCGGGCGAGTCCGGGCCGGCTCGCGGTTTTATCCGGGGCCTGACGGAGCTGATCGAAGGCGCAAATCAGAAGCGCGGTATTCCGGGTGCAGCGGCTGTGGTTGGGGGTTGGCTTGGCAAACCTCTGCACGGGTTGTTACCAGGATCTCGGCAGCCTAACGTTCCGCAATTCACTCAGATGCCGGCGGCGTCGAGGAACATTGGTATGGATGCGGCTAAGGCCGGCATCGGATCGATGGGCGCCTCTGCGGCTGGTATCGCGCCAACTCTCGGAGGAGCGGCTAGCTTCAATTTCGACAAGGTGATCGGTGACGCCGCAAACGTCAAAGCCGCCCTAGGCGAGGTTCAGGGCGCGGCTACTGCTGCCGTCGGGGCCATCGGCGGCATTAGCCAACCCATCACGGTCAATACCGACGCGGCGATTGCTGCTCTCGAAGCACTCAGGAAGAAGGCGTCCGAGACGGCCGCCTCTGTCGGTTCGATCATGAGCGGTATCGCTGGCAAGGTGAACGGCGCGACCGATCTGGCTAAGAATGGCAACCTCGGATCGTTCTCGACGTCAACGGGCGCCCCATGAGCTGCGTTCTTCTCACCCGTTCGCTTGGTGGCGTCTTTTTAGATGTCGTCGTCACCGAGACCCATACTTCGGAAATGGAGATCGCTGAACATCCAGTTGAGCGCGATGCCAAGATCAGCGATCATGCTTGGCGTCTGCCACGTATTGTCGTGCTGGAGGCGATTGTCGTGTCGCCGGCGCACATCGCTTCCTGGGAGGCCCTCCTCCAGGTTCAGCGGATCGCTGAACCGTTCCCTATCATTACTGGTCTGCGCGTCTATGAAGACATGCTCATCAAGTCGCTCGAGGCTTCGCGCGACGTCAACCGGTCGAGCATTTTGTATTTTTCAGCGACTTGCCGCGAGGTCATCCGGGTTTCGACGCAGACCATCGGCGGTGCTCAAGGCGCGACCACCAGCCGGGGTCAAATCCAGGGACGTCAGCTGACCCCGACTAACTCTGCGCAGGCCTCGCTTCTGTCATCGATCGGTGGCTGACAATGCCCGTCTATGAGATGCCGATCATTGCCGCGAAGTGGCAGGACTTTACGATCACACTCGGCGACCATGAATGCCGGTTCACCGTGAAGTATTCGCGCTTGATCAATCGATGGTCGTTCGACCTGGAGATTGACGGCGACATGCGGCTTCAAGGCCAACGCATGGTGCCGATGTCGGACCTGGTCGCAGGTTTTGGTTTTGGTATCGGCGAAATCCGCCTCATCAACTGGGGTGGTAAAGTAACCTCAGTCCCGGGGCTAACTGAGCTTCCTTCTGGAGAGTTCAGGTTCGTGGCGGTTCTCCCTTGAGCATCAAATGGATGCGCACTCTGCTCGTCACCCTCGGGGGCAGCGCGGGCAGTAAGGAGTTGGGTAGCCAGGGGACCGACGACGGGTTGAAGATCGATTTCACCGCTACTAAGACACTCGGTTCGAAACAGAACACAGCCAGCGTCACGATCTATAACCTGGCGCTGTCGACGCGGAATAAACTCGGCAAGGAGTTTGACAAGGTTACTATTCAGGCCGGCTATCGCGATGGCACCCGGGCGGTCATCTTCGACGGTAATATCCGCGACTTCGAGAACGACATCGAGGGACCGGAGATAAAGACCACCATTGAGTGTGGTGACGGCGACGAGGGCGTCAACAAAGGCTCCGTGAGCGAGACCTTCAAGAAGGGCACCAAGCCGAAGGAGATTGTCGAAAAGCTCGTCAAGGGGCTGCCCGGTGTCCAGAAGGGCCAGATCCGTGGCCTCGATGATCTGCCAGAAACCAAGCGACCGTTGTCGGTCTGGGGCTGGACGCACCGTGAGCTGGACGAACTAGGTCGCACGTTCGGGTTTTATTGGAGTATCCAGAACGGTCGTTTTCAGGCACTCAAGAACGATGAGGCTCTGCCGCGCACGATTATCGTCTCCAAAGAGACCGGCATGATCGGCGTTCCCAAGGTTACCGACAAGGGCGTCTCGGCCGTCGTTCTCATGGAGCCGGACCTGCTGCCAGGCGTCACCGTCGACGTTCGCTCCGAGTTTCTCGACGAAGGCTCAGGCCGCGACAAGCGCCAGAGTGACGCCGGGGGTGGCTTGTTCCGGGTCTCGACCTGCACTTATAGTGGCTCCAATCGGGATAATGAGTTCCAGGTCGCATTCGAAGCGCACCGGTTGCAAGGCAAGAAGGTTAAGTGATGGCTGGCTATTTTGGTAATTCGATCCGCAAGGTCATCCACGAAGCTATCTCTGCCGCTATCGAGGCTGAGCGCCGCGACATGCGTATTCACCTCAAGGGCAAGATCGTTTCTTACGACTTCAACGGCGGCAACCCGATCGCGAAAATCAAACCACTCTTGAAGCAGAAATTCGCCGACAAAGAGGTTGAGGCTCCTGATCTCGAGGAGGTCCCAGTTCGTTTTCAGCGGTTCGGAGGGTTCGTCATCCATAAAGAACTTGAGGTTGGGGATGAAGTTGACCTGTTTTTCATGGACCGCTCGAGCGACCCTTACCAAGTTGACGGTGAGAGCATGGACGGCGCTCCCGGTCGTATGAACGACCTGTCTGATGCAGTTGCCTACCCGACCGGTCATAACGAAAAGCGCAAGACCGCCGATGTGCCGCAGAATGGCACCTGGCTTGGCAGCGAGAGTGGCCAGCAGGGTATATTCCTCGGAAAGGACGGATCTGTTACTGTGAAGCGTGGCACGTCGACTGTATTCATGAAGGCTGACGGCAGCGAGATCGACACCAAGGTCGGCAGCGGCAGCCGGGTTCGCCAACGGGGTAGTCGAGTTGATGTTACTCAGGGCGGCGACGAGGGAGGCAGCCGTGTTGTCACTGAAGACGGACCTAGCAATATCCTGTGGGCAGATTAATGGCAGCCGTCGGACTCTCCATTCTCCCTCATAACGACATCCACGTTGACGGCACTGGCAGCCGGGTTTTCGTTTACGACGCCGAAGCAGTTGGCCAACACGTTCGCCAGCGGCTCAAGTTCTGGGCGAATGAAGCTGCTTGGTTCAACGGCGAGACTGATGGCGTCGCTTGGACGACCTACGTTCTCGGGCGCCCTCCTCAGGAACAGGCGATTGCGGAATCGATGATCAAGCGCGAGGTCCTCGCCACCCCTGAGGTCACCGCGATCACTGAGTTCGAGGCCCGCTACGATCGCAAGAGCCGCGGCCTGATCATCGATCGCCTGGTGGTCACGACGGTCTATGACGACGCCGACAGCAACGGAACAAGGGTCATCTGAGCATGGCTGTTTACGGCGTCACGCCAGAGGGCTTCAATCGAAAGCCGCTCGAGCAGATCATCGCCGACATCGAGGCGGCGCTGCTGACCGAGGTTCCGGGGCTCATCCAGACTCCGCAGTCTCCTCAGGGACAGCTGAACCGCGTCTTTGCCGACATTCTCCGCGAGCAGTGGGAGTATGCCGAGGACGACTATCAATCCTACGACCCGAACCAGGCCGAGGATCGCGGCCTCGACCGGCTCGGCAAGATCCGGCTCATTAGCCGGACCACCGAGGAGAGCAACGAACTCTATCGCCAGGCCATCACTAATTTCGGACAGGCCCGGGTTGACCTGCAGGACATCGCCCGGGCTATTAAGAACGTGGCTGGTATTACCTACGCCCAGATCTTTCTTAATGAGTCCACAGCTCCCGACGAAAACCAGCTGCCCCCCGGCACGATCTGCATTGCAGCTCTGGGTGGCGACGACGAGGAGATCGCGGCTGAGATGCGCCGCTACATCGTGCCAGGGATCTCGACTTTCGGAAACGTCTACGTTTCAACGGTCATCGAGGGCTTCTGCCGGTCGATCGCTATTCTTCGACCAATCCTGGTGCCGGTTACGCTCACTATCAATGTCCGGGTGACGAAAGATATCTTCGGATGTCCTCCACCGGCGCCGACAGCCATTCGGGACGCTCTTCTCGAAGACTTTGCCTACAACGGTCGGATGGCGCTGTTGAACGGCCACGACATCACGTATTTCCGTGTTCGGTCGGTAATTGAGAGCCGGTTTCCGAACGTCGAGGTGCTGTCGTTCACCGCGATCAGAGAAGACTACCCGGAGGAAGCCGACCCTCCTGAGTTCGCTAGTATCGCCTTCATTGAGATCGCTTCATTGACGTCAGCGACTGTGACCGTGGACGTGGTCTAATGGCCGACTGCTACGACATCGAAGCTGCGATCGACGCGCGGCTCGACAATATCGCCACCCAGTATCGGGAGGCACCGCAGTTTCTCCACCTCATTCGCACCTATGCGAGAGAGGCGGGCCAGATTACGGAGGCGCTGTGTTCGCTGCCGTCATTCTTCGATCTGGACACGGCAGTCGGGGAGCAACTCACTTTCATCGGCCGGCGCATGGGCTGGGGCCGGTGTCACTGCGTCTGCAATATCACGCCTGTCTTTGGATTTGAGTGTGAAGGAGTTCCGTCGGAAAACTTGCTTGGGGGCTTCTGCGACGAGGCAGTGACCTGGGAGGACTGCGGTCCCTTCGGCTCATCGGAGTTGTGTATCAACGACGACGAGGTCTACCGTTCGTTCCTCAAGGTTCGTCGTTACCAGTTCCTCGCGCTTTACGACCTGGAGAGTCTGACGCAGGCTGTCCGCACCTTCTGGGGTGACACAGCCATGGTCCTCGATGCTGGTTACGGGCGCGTTGTCATCGCACCTGGCAGGCCGCTTGAGGCGCATGAGAATTTGCTCCTCCAACTCTACCCACGAGTGTTGCCGATCGCTCCGGGCCTCCGCGTTCGCTTCCATTTTGGCGACATCAGAGTGTTTGGGTTTGGTGAGGGCTGGGGCGAGTTTTGTGAAGACGCTGTCGAGCATAATCTCCAGACTGGAGAGCTTGAGGAATTGATTACTGAGGGTTCTGTTGAGATTTCGACTGGACCTCAAGGAACCGACGCAGAGTGGATGTGTGAAATTGACGTCAAACCCTACGACTGCGCCGCTTAAGAGGTAGAGATGGCAGATTTTGACATTCCTTTCGCTCGGGATTCTGAGAAGCGATATCCGTCGCCAACAGAAAAGACGAACGGATTCCCGTGCGGACCGGCAGCGCGTGCTCTGTTTAACGGGCTGATCTATCGGCCAGAAGCCGAGATCAAGAGTGTCATGGATGAGGCCGGCATCGCTCACACCGATGCCAACATGCGGGGCCTCCTCGACGCTATTCTGGCGCTGATCAATGCCTCGACGGGTGGCGGTCCGGCTGAAGACTACATCCTCATGTCTCAGCTGCGCGCTAAGATGCTGCACTACCCCGAGGTCATGTCTGACGTAAACGGCGTCATTACACCGACGCCTCAAGGAGCAGGCACGGTCCGTCTTCCGGCTGGAGCCACGATCCGCCACCGCGGTATCTACGACATTACGACCGTGCAGACCGACTTCGCCACTGTTGCCAATAAAACCTACCACCTCCGCATGGACATGCTAGGCACTGGAACACCGTCCCTTAAAGACCTGGCCGACGTCGCCTACAATGCTGGAGCCGTGGTCGAGACTAACACGACGTTCGACTCGAGCTATGACAACGCGATCCTCGCCAAGGTCACGACCAATTCGTCAAATATCGCGACAATCGTCCCATTGGTAAACAAGGACCGCCTGTGGTCGTCGCAGGGCGTGGTTCCGACGAACGTCCAGGGCGTGGTCACGAACAGTGCTCGTTACGACGTCATTGCGCCGCTCAATTGGTCGCGGACCCCCAAAAACCGCAATTGGCAATACCTCGCCAAGTCAACGCAGGGTATCTCTCAGCAGGACGATTTCGATATTTGGGTATACGAACTGGGGACGTATCCGACGCCTGGTGCCTACGACCGCAGCTACCTACCTGCGGACCGTTATCGGGTCGCCTTCACGATCAACGATGACTTCACATCGCCGACTGCCATGCAGATCCTTGTAAATGCGGCAGCGTAACAATGGCTGTTCGCATAGACGCCCTCCCGGCCGTCGTTACACCGACGACGGCCATTGTCGTCCCGGCAGTTCAGGCTGGTGCTACGGTCAAGCTGACTGTTGCTCAGATTCTGGGCCTCGCAGCAGTCGGGGATCTCGCGTCTGCCGACGATGCCGGCGACGTAGCTTTTAGCAACACGGTTGCTCTATTACCAGGCAGCCCGTCGAACGTGCAGGCAGCGATCGAGGCGTTCCTCGGCTCACCAGCCTTCACCGGCAACCCCACTGCGCCGACGCAACTAACGACAGAAAACTCCACCCGCCTGGCTACGACCGCTTTCGTTCAAGCTATCGCTGGCAGTCTCAAAGTGTTCTACGAAAGCACAGCGCAGACTATTACGGCAGCCGGAGGCCTAACACTCGCTCATGGTCTGGCGACAGCACCGAAGCTCATCCAGCCACACTTGGTCAACCTCACGGCTGAAGGCGGTTACTCGATTGGTGACAAGGTTGTCATCAACCCTGGACATAACGATCCCGGCGGTTCTGGTGGTCGGGGTCTAGCGATATTCTTCGACGCTACGAACATCGGCATCCGGTTTAATAGCACGGCGACAAACTCGATCGGCATCAACCACAAGACGACGGGCGGTAACCACCAGATCGTCAATACGAACTGGAACCTTGTCATAAGGGCCTGGGCATGACCGTCAAAATCAGCCAGCTTCCTGTAACGGTGACCCCGAATAGAGGCTTTTCGATCCCCGGCATGAATGAGGTCGGGGACACTTTCCAGGTTACGGTCGGACAGATTCTCAGCCTCCTGCAATTGGGCGGGCTGGCGAATGGGGATGACGCTGGCGATATTCCGTTTGACAATTCGATGGTCGGTCTGGCCGGAAATCCGACCAACGTGCAAGCGGCGCTGGATGCCATTAAGACGGCAGCCGCCTTTACCGGCAACCCAACAGCTGTAACGCAGACAGCCGGAAACAATACAACCCGGCTGGCGACGACTGCTTTTGCCAAGACAGCGATCGGAAAATTGCCGACGTTCTACGAGAGCACTCCACAGGTCATTACTTTTGCGGGGCAGCTCGTCTTAGCCCATGGTCTCGGGGCCATTCCTAAACTTATCCAGCCACACTTGCTCAATATCACGGCGCAGAGCGGCTACGTTCCAGGGGATCGTGTTATTGTTAACCCGGCTCAAAACGATCCGGCTGGCAATGGTGGGCGGGGTATGTCGCTAGTGCCTGACGCCACGAACATCACGATACGGTTTAGCAATTCTGCAACAACGCAGGCTTTCGGTGTCATGAATAAAACAACGGGCGGCGCCTTCCAAATCACGAACACGAGTTGGCGTCTCGTCGTAAGGGCCTGGACATGAGCGCTAAATATTACGTCGACGCAAACGGCAAATATCTGGGGGCTTTTGGGGATGGGGCAAAAGCTCCTCCTGGTGCGATCGAACGCAACGCGCCTCCTCGCGACGGACGACAGATCTGGGACACTAATGCGTCTGCCTGGCGCGACAGTTCAGAGCTACTTCTGGACTACGCCTCCAATCTTCGTCTTGAGAAGGAAATCGGAGGTGTCGAGATTGGGGGCATGGTGGTCGCTACTGACGACCGTAGCAAAGCGCTCATCAACGGCGCCTTCAACATGGTCACCACTGATCCGTCGATCGTTCTCAAGTTCAAAGTAGCATCAGGATTTGTCGATCTCGACGCCGCGGCTGTGACGGCTATTGCTATGGCAGTCGGTGCCCACGTCCAGTCTTGTTTTGCAAAAGAGGCTGAAGCCCACGAAGCAATCGACAATGGAACAATCACGAGCAAGGAGCAGATTGATACTCTGTTCTCCGCCAGCCCGCAACAGGCAGAGCCGCAATTAGCTAAGAAGACTGCTACGAAGGGGAGAAAATCGTCATGACTATCGAAGTGATGCGAACGCTGATTGCTGAATACGATGAGGCTTTGAACCTGCTCGGTGTGACCTCGCAATCTCTTACTGTGGCTCTCACAGAGGGTATCGCAGACAAGGCCCGTATTGCGGCTCTTGAAGCAGACATCGCCACAAAGAATGCGAGAATCGCCGAACTCGAAGCTGATGGCGGCACGGGCGAGCCTGACCCGGAACCTGAGCCTGACCCGCCTTTGCCCCTGGTCCTAGGTGACCTCCTCTTGATTCAGGCTCCTAGCGGCGCCACCATTTCCAAGCTCGCCGAGGGCGGCACTTACGCGGTTGGCGGTTTGGCAATCAACGTCGTTGCCCAACCACATGCAGTGGCACCAGTTCCGGCCAGCGTGAAGTTCTATCTAGACGATGTCCTCGTCCGGACCGAGAACAATCGACCTTGGGCTTTGTTCGGGGACACCGCTCCCAACTTCAATATCGGGAGCTTGACGGCGGGGCCGCACGATATTAAAGTCGAGTGGTTCTCGAGCCTTAGCGGAGGTGGCACTCTTCTAGGGACGACGGACGTTAGTATCTGGGTCACTCCAGGAGTTGCTGTCGAGGAACCTCCGGTCGAGCCTCCTCCACCAGTTGAGCCTCCTCCGTCCCCTGGTCCAGAGACTTCGGCAACGGTTCGCACTAGCGCTGAATTGACTGCAGCTCTCTCAGCAGCAGGCTCCGGGGGCAAGCGGATCATTCTGGCCTCCGGATCTTACGCAAAGTTGACTCTTTCGGGCAAGCGGTTCACGAGCCCGGTGACCATCGAGGCGGCCACCAAGCACGGCGCCATCATGGCGGGCATCACTCTGTCAGGTTGCGAGAACATCATCGTCGACGGGCTGCATCTCACTGCTCAGATGCGCGCCGACAATCAAAGCAAAAAGATCACCTTCCGCAACAATCTGGCGGCAGGTGGTGCCTACACGATGCACTCGGACCAGATCACGGTCGAGGACAACGACATCTCCAGTGGTGGCATCGTGTTCGTGAACAACCACGTCACGAACTTCATCCACCGCAGGAACCTAGTCCGGAAGGGCGGGTCGGATCTTTATCGGATTTCGGGCACGTCCTACGGCGGGCTGATCCAAAACAACAGCTTTATCGATGTGTCTCCGGTCTCTGGTGATCACCCCGATGGCATCCAGATGCTCGGGGTCAACAACATCACGCCAAAGGACATCGAGATCCGCGGCAACTTCCTCGTCGATGATCCGGCGACGGGCATTCCTCTTGAGATGGGAATGCAGGGTATCTTCCTCGATGACGCAGGCCCGGACGGTTACACCGGCATCGTTATCCACGAAAACCTACTCCTCAACGGCCACTCAAACGGCATCTTTATTTCGGATGGCCGCGCCGGTTGTTACATTGGTCGCAATTCGGTGCGGTCTTGGAAGCCGTCTGGAGGCGGCGCCCAGATTCGTATCGTGAAGAACTGCACGGGGTTGGTCTGCGAAAAGAACGTCGCGTCGAGCGTGGGCTATCCCGCGCCAACAGGGGCGCCGAACAACGGCGCAACTGTCCGGGACAACTACTGGCACAGCAACAACGATGCTGTTTTCCAGCCATGGGAACGCAGCTGGCGCGGTCTGCTTCCCAAGGCCGGCAGCCCGATCGATTTCGGCTCGCCCTACGGCGCCCAGGCTCGTCTGCGCGAATTACAGGCAGGTGGGACATGAGTTCTGTGCGAGTCGCGGGCAACGCCAAGCACTCTACAGTTCGTGCTGTCGTCACTCGAGCTGACGGTCGGGTCGAAGACCTCGGCGTCATCGCATTCTATCACCGAAACCCCGTGATTAACGCTGTGGGTCAGGCGTTCATCAAAGCCAAGGAGACCTTCCGTGGTCGCACGCGTTCAGAATAACGGGCTCGCCCGCATCACCACGCTCCTCGCGGCTGCCGCTTGGCATCTGCAATGGGGCACCGGTTCGGCTGCTGCAGCCTCAGCCAACGTCGTCACTACTACGACGACGACAGAGGCTCGTGTCGCGGCGACGACGTCTCAACAGACGACGACCGTCACTAACGACACGATGCGGCTGACCGGCACGATCACGGCGGCTGGTGCCAGGTCCATCACGGAGATTGGCGCTTTCGATGCGGCCGGGTCGGGTTCGCCACCGACGGGCGGCAACATGAATATCTACGCTGACTTCGGCGTCATCACCTTGGCGTCGGCGGACTCGATCGCCTTTACCGTTGACACCAAGTTCGCGTGAGGCTAGTCATGAAGAAGACTCACTACGTCCGCGTAGCTCTGATGTTTGCTGATGGCAGACAGGTCCTTGCGTGGGAAAAGGTCGTCAACAACCTGACTGCCGGTTTTGTTGATGACAAAGAGAAAGACATTAAGATCACGGATTCCTACACGCTCGCTTATGTCGACCGTCGCGAAGTTCGGAACCCGTGGGCCTAATCCATGCCCCTTGGCGGCGCACTACTCGCCGAAAACTCCACCAACTCGGGCGTTACCTCTCTTGCGGTCACGCTACCAGCCGGGGCAGTCGCCAGTAAGCCAATACTCGTCGTTGCCACGTGGCGCTCGACGGCCTCTGCTGCCAACACAGTCGTTACGGACAGCGCCAGCAACACCTATACGCAGGGTGAAAAGATTGGCACGGGCGGCGCGTCCAACGCTTCTGTCTGTTATGTCGAAAACCCGTCAGCGATTGCGAGCAGCGGCACCGTTACGGTCACCTTCCAGACCACGGGTAATGTGGATGCTGCCGCCTTTCCGCTTGTCGCTGTCTACCAACTCGACGCGGCCGGCACCTACAACGCCACTCTTTCAGACAGTGTCGCGGGCAACAACAACACCCCGACCATCTCGACCACCGGCTCGGTCGCGGCAGGCGCCTTCCTCCTCGGGGCCTTGGCCTTTTCGACCCACGACGCCACGAACGCCTGGACGCCGCCGGCTAACTGGACGGAAACGGTCGATAGTTCCGGCTCCGCCAGACGCCGGTCGGTTAATGGTATTCGGACCCTCGGGTCGGCCGGAACGGTTACCTACAACCCGACGACACTTTCAAGTGGCACGACCCACTCAGAACTCATCGTCGTCTTTGAGGAGGCGGGTGGCGGTCCAGTAGAGACCCCGCAGGCCGTCAACGTCACGGCGACGACCACGGTCTCGGCACTCAAGCTTCCGGCCAAAGTGCTTCTCATCACGGCCCTGGCCACCGTCGTCGCTCTTAAGCAGATTGCAAAGGCACTTCCACTTACGTCGACCACCACAACCGTAGCGACAAAGCGGACCGCTAAACCATTCGCGGTTACGGCCACGACTGTGGTGTCGTTCCTTAAGCAGCTGGCCAAATCCATCCCTCTTACAGGCACATCCACCGTCACGGCCCGGAAAGGGGTCTCCCGCGCCTTTTCGCTTACGAGCGCTGTTACTGTAGCTGCGACAGCGTCGAAAGCCTTCCTGAAGTCTCTGACGGTCACGACGGTGGCCTCGACAGTGGCAGCGAGGGTCCAAGCGGGCAAGGTGGCCTCTGCCCTGGCCTCCTCGACTGTCTCGGCTCGCCGGGCGATTGCCAAGGCTCTGCCGGTCACGGCCACGTCGACAACCGTAATCAACGCGACCCGGGCCTTCCTCCTGGCGCTTAGCGTCCTGGCCACCTCGGTAGTCACACCCAGGAAGTCAGTGGGGATTCGACAGTCTCCGCCCGTTTCTACCATCGCTACCGCGGCCATTTCGGTTGGCAAGAGAACACTAGCCACGGTCACCGGGACGGTCTCGGGCGCCAAGTCGATCCTTCGAAATATAGCGGCCACAGCGACTTCGACAGTCACCGCGGGGGCTACCCGGGCCTTTCTTCTGACGTTGACAGTATTAGCTGCAGCCACGGTCACGGCCCGCAAGGCGATGACAACCGGGCTGGCGGTGGAGAGCACGGCCAACGCCTTCGTGAGAAAAAGCGTCGGCCGGCTTCTGCAGGTCCCTACTGGGGTCACCGTAGCGGCTCGACGCCAGGCTGGCAAGTTTGCCGCGGCAGTGGCCAGTTCGACGGTCTCTGCTGGCACCCAACTAGCTCACGTCTATACTCTGGCAGTCGAAATCGTGGTCTCGGGCACCGTTTCGATGCGCCGGGCACTTACTAAGGCGATTGCTGTTCCCGTTGCGGCTCTCGTCACTGCCCGCAAACGGATCACCAAGAGCTTCGTGCTCGACGTCGTCAGTTCAGCCAGTGCTCTGGTCAGTCAGTTTGTCTGGCAGGTGACTTCGGTTACAGGAGCTGCCATCCGTCGTCTAACCGCCCCGGGTCACATGAACCGACCGACTATTGTCGGGAACATGAAAAGCCGTGAGGATACATGAGCGTTAAGCGCCCTCTGGCGTTCCACCTGGGCGAGACCTGGGGCGTCGATTTCCCAACCAAGGATGATGAGGGAAATGCCCTTCCCTTAGGCGGTGCGACTGTAACTTGGCGCCTGTCTCGGGAAACGCGTGAAGGTCGAGTCCTGGTGCAGGAGTGGACTCTTGGCGATGGTCTGACGGCGAACACCCCGACAAACGGTATCGTCGCCATGGATATCACGCCTGAGATGCAGTTCGATGCCGGCGTTCAGCCCGGTCGACATTGGCACGAGTTGAAAGTCGTGATGCCGGATGATCGCGAGAGCGTCCAGGTGATCGGTCCATTCAAAGTCGACAGCAGTCTGCACGTCACAGCCATTCCGCCTGCACCTGATGGCTACGCCTACGTCGTTGATGAAGATGGCACGTATATTGTCGACGATATCACTGGCGAATACTTGGTCCAGCAGGTAGAGGAAGAATAGACCCATGGTAGGAACACGCAAGCTCAGCGATGCCGTCCTCGTAGAGCATATGCAGGAGTATGCTCGGAGAGACGGCCCGAACGACTTCCAGGGTAACATCTTCCGCGACGCCCGGGCGCCGACGAACAGCGTTACTGAAGACCACATTCTCAATGACAACGACAAGGGCGCCTATCTCAACGTCAACTCGCCCGGTGTCGTTACCATCACGCTGCCGGCCACTTGGTTGCCGGGGCACAGCTGCGTTGTTCGTCGAGACGGGGGTGGAGACGTAATATGGCTGGCCGGGGCCGGATCTTCGATTGAAGTCGCCGCCTCACGGGAACACCATACTCGAATCCTCGAGCGTTTCGACGAGGTCATGTTTCGCGTGACCAAAAACGTGAATAAGACGTCTGCCGTCTGGACCATTGTGGGAATGACGGCTCCGTAACCGCCTAAAGTGCGGTCTCTCAGCAGCCAACAGAGGAGAATGCATCTATGGCTGGTTTTGGTGACTATGTCGAAAATGCCGTCCTGAACTGGATGCGCGGAACGGCCATGCCGTCTGCTCCATCCGGAATCCACATCGGCCTGTTCTCGTCCGACCCCACGGATGCTAACACGGGTGGCACCGAGGTGACGACTACCGTCCGCGCTGCGGGTCGAGTGGCTGCCACTTTCGGCGCCGCGTCGGGTGGTTCGATGTCGAACTCCGCCCTCATCGACTACGGCAACGCGGCTGGCGGTGCGACCGTTTCACACTTTGCCGCCTTCGATGCTCCGACCGGTGGTAACAAACTGTTCTCCGGTGCCCTCTCGGCTGCCAAGGCCGTGACCACGGGTGACCCGGTGTCGTTCGCGATCGGCGCCTTGTCGGTGACGTCCGACTAAACTTGCTGAAGCCGTCTATTTCGGAGCTATAGTATGTTCGGTGGACCGATCGGTCTGTCTCTGGCGACTTACGCCCTGCATCCTCCGCGGGAGCTTAAGGAACTGAGTGCGTCTGCGTCGGGTTCATCGAACATACTTGCCTCGATTACGGTCGGCTTCGCTCTATCGGCTGCTGTCTTCACATCGTCGTTCGCTGAGACGACGATGGCTATTCCGCCTAAAGAACTGGTCGCCTCTGTTGAAACAACGTCAGGGGCGACCGGTGTTCTGACCATCGCTAACCAACTCGATGGCAGCACACATGCGACGTCGGAGGCGGTTGGTGACCTGCGCGTCATCAAGTTCCTGATCGGCTCGACCGCATCCCTAAGCAATGCGACTGCTAACATGGCAGTCGGTCTAGCTGCTGCGGCTGCCGTCAACACGACGAGCTTGGCGACTGGCGCCATCACGACTAATAAGGCTCTCGCTGCAACCACCCTCGCTCAGAGTGAGGCCCGAAGCGTCCTGTCGATCGCTGCCGGTTTCGACGCGGTTGTTCGGCCGACCAGCTCAGCTGAAGCCGATATCACCGTTGCGCGGGCTCTGTCCGCGACCAGGTCGTGTGTCGCTCTGACCTCAGCCACCATCACAGTGGGCCGTTCCCTTGACGTGGCAGTTTCAGCGACGTCAACAACGACGGGCAACCTCATTGTTCGTAGATTGTTCCAAGCTGCGATTACCTCGACTGCGACAGCAACCGGCGTCCTGTCTCACGCAAACGTCTTTGTGGGATCGTCTTCAGCGACGACGTCGACCCTGGCTGCTGTCACAGTCGCTCGTCGTCTTGTCGGGAATGCAATAACACAGTCTACTGCTATTGTCGGGTTCACCTCGCCCAAGCCGCTTGCAGCAGCGGTCGTTACGACGTCGACTGCAACGATGAGCGTGGGAACGATTGCCGACTTGATCCTCGACGTCCTCGCCTCTACGCCCGCGGCTGCGGAAGGGTCTGTCGTCTGGTGGGATTATCTGTTCTCGGGATACGCCCTGGAATCTGGCCAGACGGTCTCGTTCAACGCTATTCCGACCGGCGCCGAAGCAACTGATTTCACCGTCAACATGACGCAGCAGCTGTCTGATCTGGCGGCTGAACTTGACGTCACCCATCCTGGTTGGGGCTCGCTCGTCTCGACAACGCGCGCCATCACGCTCACCGACCTGGCACCGAATCCGTTCCGGATCTCCCGCACTTTGACGGCAGACGCACTGACCGAGGGTCAGCAGTTCGTAACCCAGACTGCTACGAACCTGTCGGTTGGGACGCTGCGCACTCCTGCAGCGACCATCGAAATCCTCGATACTTCGACGACGGTTGCCGACACCACGCCTCCTGTGCCTGGCAACCTCGCTCTCTACACCGTCCCGGAGGGGCAGACCCTCGGCATCGTGCTGACGGCTAACGAGTCCTTCATCCCGAGCATCGTCGGTGGAGCGAGTGCCGCCCAATTCGAGTTGTTCAACACAACGCTTCTGCGTTGGGCTGGCAACGTCACGAAGGATTTCGAGACACCGGGTGGGGCTCCGGGCAACGACTACCCAGTGGTCATTCGCTACACGGATACGGCTGGCAACTCGGCCGATCTGGAAATGATCGTTCGGGTGACTGACGTGACCGAGGGTGCCGCGACGGTTCCAGTCGTGACTTCGAATGTGGTCGCTCCGACAACCGGGCTGACCGTTGGTTCGACGGTGACCGCTACGATCAACTTCACGGCCGGAACCCCGGATTCGGGCTCTGTTGCGGTCCAGTGGGAGCGGTCAAACGGCGGCGCCTACACGAACATCAGTGGCGCAACCAGTCTATCTTACGTGGCTCAGACTGGCGACGTCGGTTATACTTTCCGCGCCAAGGCGACACCGTCGAATAGTGCCGGCGCCGGAACCACGGTCACGTCGAACGCGACGAGTGCCGTTGCTGCTCCTACCGGCGACGTCCTGCGTTGGGGTGCGACCGGGCTGCCTTTTGAGGCCGCTCCCTATATCAAAGACGTTGCGACCCTCTCGGCTACACCCGCCACGTTCTCATCTGTTCTCTCGACGGCTCCCGAGGGCGCGGTCATTGAGTGCGCCAACGGTTCATACGCTGGCTTTACCGTTGCCCGTAAAAAGAACGTTACCATTCAGGCTGCCAACAAGTGGGGCGTAGTTCTCACGGGCGGCGTTACGGTCTCTAGCTCGCGCGGCATCACCATTCGCGGTCTGTCGGCGACGCCGTCGACGAACGC